GAAATAAATTTTGACCAGTTGATATACTCTTGGTTACGTAATGGTAGGATTTTTGGTACATCTTATTTAGAATACACTGGGGACAACCTAGTTTTACGTTCTTCACAAAATATGTATGTGCAAAGAGATGAAAATGGTCAAGTAATGTATTATTATCAAGATGTAGGAGACGACAAAGATAATGTTAGATTTGAAGAAAACGAAATCATCGAATTCAAAAACAATGCATTTGATGACTATGCTTATGGGCTTAGCGATATTCATCCAGTTTTATACTTGGTTGACCTCAAAGATTACGCAGAAAGGGATATTGGTGCCGCTCTTAATAAGTATGCTACCAGTAGGTTTGATATATCTGCTGGTTTACCCGATATGCCATATGGTCCAGATAAAATTAACGAAATCGTTGACGCATTTAATACATTAGAACCCGGTGAAGATATAATTCACGGTAATGATATAACAATCAGAGAATTACAAGGAACTCAAAGAGCTTTTGAATATGGTAAATATACTGATGATATATTGAAGAAAATACACATAGCTTTGAAAGTTCCAGTAACTATGTTTGACAAACCAGAACAAGCACGTGCTATTTTCGAACCTTACGTTAAACATTTACAAAGTGCTATAGAAGCAGCGCTCAATTCACAACTCATGCCGCAATTAGAATCCGGCGATGCTAGATTTTCATTCCGTCAAATAAATGTAAATGATTCATTTACAAAAGCTAAAACGGATATGATTTATTTGTCTGAAGGTGTATTATCACCTAGTGAAGTCAGATTAGAACGTGGTTTAGACCCAGAAGGTATTGTAGAACAACAACCTACAGCAGTAAATGCTAATATATCTGGTGGTAAAAACCAAGACAAGTCTGAAGAATCAGAACGAGTAGAAAACAGAAACCTAACAGGAGACAGAGAACAATGAGCGAGAACTACGCATATGAAAATTGTATTATAGACGTAGCACCTATTTTAAAAAAGAGAGGTGTAGAAAAATACAATGAGATGGCGGCAAACCTTTGCCGTATGAGAGTCGACGAAGGTACTGTCAGAGAATTCGCAGTTACTAACGGTACACAAGAAGACTCTAAACGTACGTTTGCTCTAGCATTAGAAAAACCTTTAAATATAGGTAAAGAAACTATAGACTATCCTGTGATAGCTATAACATCAGGCGTACATGACGCTGATGGTGACCAGAAAGTTTACATAGAACCTTCTATATTGGAAGACCATATAGAAGCTTTTAGTGAACTTCCAGTTTACTTTAATCACCAGCGAACCGATGAAGATTTGATTGGCACGGCTATCAACCCAGAAATAATCGAATTGGATGATGGTAAAACTGGTATTAAAATGTTGGCAAAAATCCAAAAGGATGCTGCCAAAACAAGTGAAGTGTTAGGAAAGTTGGAAAACGGCGATATGACACATGTTAGTATTGATTGGTTTTCAAAAGACATCGATGTTTTAGGAGAACCCTTTGCTACGGACATTCGTCCTATCGAGGTGAGCTTCATTGATAATGAAACTCGAACACCCGTATGTGAAGCATGTACAATTGACGGGGAATGTAATGATGAACACCGAGAATTCGGTGAAGAAGGTTCGAAAGAACCATGTGCCTGTGATTCACACGGGAACAACAGCGAGGTAGAAAATATGGCTGAAGAAGAAAAAACAACAGTATCTGAAGCTGAGACTATCACAGAGCGTGAATTCGCTTCTATGAAAACTCAGTTAGAAGAAATGACTTCATCCTTTGATGAATTGAATACCAAGCACGAGGAAGCCCTTGCTATAGTAAAGAAATACGAAGAAGCAGAAGCTGAGAGAGCTGAAGAAGAACTCAAAGCAAAGAAAACATCTTTAGTAAACTCTATTATAGACAAAGAAGCTCTTCTTGGAAAACTCGAAGAGGACAACAAGGATGCTCGTGTAGAGGAACTCTCTTCATGGGATGACGTAAAGCTAGAAGGATTCAGTATCGCTATGGAAGGCATGACTTTACCAGAAGAGTCAGAAAGAACTTTTGGAAAAGGCAAGTCCCATGATTCTGAAGAAAAGCCTGTAGAGGCTGAAGAAGAAGATACCCCACGCATGTTTGCGATGGAAAACGGTAGAATGAAATTCACCGGGTACAAAAACTAAGGAAGTATAAAGTATGGCAACAGAAATATTAGTAAATGATGGTGGAGCGCCAGCACGCATTCTACCATTCGAGGCAGGAGCAGCTATAACAGCTGGTGATGTCTTGGAAGTTCACACTGATGGTAAAGTAAGACCAGCCACAACCGATACAGAACCTATCGCCGGTGTAGCTATGGTAGCTGCATCATCTGGTGACATGTGTTCAGTTATCTCAGGTAGTGGAATCATTGTGAGAGTAGTACAAAACACTAATCTAGCCGCTGGAGCTCTTGTTATGGTTGATACAAGTAACGTTGGAGAAGTAATTGCTCACACCGGAACTGCATCAGCTACAAAAGAACCAATCGGTATGACATTAGAAGACGTAGCAGCAGGAGCACTTGTTAAAGTGTTACTGTTCTAAGGAGATAAGATAATATGGTAACAGCAAAAACAGGTATACTATCATCTGCATCCGCAGGTGACGGTACAACATCAACTGCAGCACAGCGTGTTATTGTTGATTTTAAAGATGCACTTGTAGATTACAGGACAGCCTCTTTAGAAGCAGTATCACTATTCTGTGAACCAATGCAGACAGAAACCGGTGGAGATATTGATATCACCATCGCAAAGCCAAGCATGGCTATGGAAAAGATAGATGAAGGTCAAACCCCTGCATACCAAAGCAACAACCTCAGAAATGAGCGTATCAGTGTTGACGAATGGGGTATTGCAGTCGGTGTAACCCGCAGAATGATTGAAGACTCAAGATTCAACGAAGTAGAGTTGGCTTTGAACGAAGCCCGAAGAGCAGTCGACAGACACATGACAAAACACGTTATGTACGCTCTTTTCGGTAAGTATGATGCAACTCTCGGAACTGGATACTCTGCAGCAGATATTACAACTGCATCAGAAGCAAACATTGAATTATTTGCAAACGTAAAGAACGGAGCTTTCTTCGGAGCAACTCCGGGAACCGCAGCTGCAAGTTCAGAGGGAAGATTAGTTGAATACGGAGACTACTCTGTATCTGATTTGAACACCCTAGGTGGCCACTACGTTGCAAGTGCAGCCAGTGTAACTGGAACAAACGATATCGCAATGATAGACTTAACTACAGCTATGAACTTAATAGCTGCAAAAGGTGGAAACGCAGATTTAATCGTAGTTAATCCATCCCATGTTAAGAATCTATTAGATATGGCAGACTTCAGTATCACACATGCTCAATACGAAAACTCTAGAACTGGAGACGCCGCAGTCGCAGCTGATGCACTAGGCGGAGCAGCTGGTAGCGGAGTTATCGGTTCATTGTTCGGTATGAATATCTTAGTCAACCCATACGTTCCACAAGGAAGGTTTGGTGTCTTTGATACATCTGTCAAACCTATGGCTTACGTCGAAAGACGTGGTATGACTGTAGAAGAAGCAAACCCCGGTTTCGGAATTGTCGGTTCTTACATGTCCATGAGATATGGATTAAAAATCGTCAGACCAGAATCTGGAGTTATCGTCTACGGTGCTTAGATAAATTAAATTATAGTCAATAATTTGATAAGGTTCGGGGAAAACCTTAATTTCCCCACTTTTTTTACCGAAACCTTTATATACTCAGGTGCGTTATAAGTTTATTACATCGAGTCATACTCTGAAAAACGAGATGCGATGTAAAAAAGTGAGGATATAATATGGCATTAGATGCAAGTCGAAGTAAAAGAGAGTTTGATAAATTTGTTGCAGATGGTAGTGGCAACACAGGATTGAGAGTTATCACTTCTTCACACGAAGTAATAGAAACCAACGCTACAGCAACAATTAGTTCAACAAGTACACCCGGAGCTGTTGTATTAGCAGCTGTCGATGTGACAGGTAAACAGAGAATAGGATTACAATTTGTAAACGCTGGTTCAGTTACAGCAACATTCAAAGTGTTTGGTTCATTACAATCAAGTCCGGGAACCTACGCTACGAATAAATACACTCAAATTGGTGATGATATAGAAGTAACAGCTTCAGCAGATACTGCATATAAAGCCATAGCTACAACACCTTTAAAACACGTTTTAGTTCATGCGTTTGTAGCAAGTAGCAGCGCAGATTGTACGGTATATTTAACAGCGGATTAGGTTAGATGGCAAGTACTACTTGGGTGGGAGGAAGCTCTGGTAATGAGACTGATTGGGCTACTGGAGCTAATTGGAGCACAGGTTCAGTACCAACAACTTCAGCGCACGTTGTAATTCCTAACACCACACATAATTGTGCTTTAGACCAAAGCAGAACTATTGGTTCACTTACTATTGAAAGTGGGGGAACTATTGTCGGTGGTGGATTTACGTTATTCATTCAAAGTGAAGGAGATGCTGCGGGTGGTACAGAACATTTTGCGGTTAACAATGATGGTATAATTTCA